CAGCGCAGAAATTAAATGTACAAACCCAATTATCTAAACAGGTGCTAACTCCTCCCACAGAGCCACAGGGTAGAGCGCCAAATGGACAGGCTTATCAGAGGTAGTCATGGCTGAAGATACTACTGAAAAAGATTTTAAAGAAGGTTACGGTAAAGAGGAAGAATACATAACTCGTCCTCCCGAAAAACAATCTCCACCTACCGAGGAAGACCGTGCAATAATGTTTTTACGCAACGCTTATAGCGGTGAGGAAACTCCCGATAAAAAAGAAGTAAAAGCTGCTTTGGAAACTATTTTAAATAAAGATGAAATTTCAAATAAAGAAGTTGGAAAATTAATATCTGAAGCACTTGGGGAAAAACAAGCTCCCCCTTCAAATAAAGATTATGATTATGCTGGATATGAACAAGCGTTAAAAGAAGGTAAAGTAAAACCGCGCGAAGGTGAGGAAGCTCATTATCCCGATACTTTTAAAATGCCAAGTCATATTACATTTTCTGACCAAAGCCAGTATTCAAATGAATTTGAGAAAGGTGGTAAATGGATAAGTGGTGGGGTGGATCAGAATCTTTTTATCCCATCTGAACATAATTTGAAAAATACATCACCAGAGAAATTAGCAGAATATTTTTCAAATTATGAAAAAAAAGGTACTTACATTCTGTTACCAGATGGTTCTACCGTTGAAGGTAATAAATGATAGATAAGCCAAAAGTAGATACGAATTCTCCTGCTTGGATTGCAATTAGAGAATATTACTTATCGCGTTTAGATGAGTTGCGTAGAAAGAATGACAATCCTCAATCACAGGATTCAACAGATAGACTTAGAGGGCAGATACTTGAGATCAAGAATCTCCTGTCTATAGAAAAACCCGTAGGCGAGTAACCTCCCCTGCAATTAGTAACTCGCACAGCTAAATGCCCTGCGACTAAAATGCGAAAGCATAGGAAGTAAAAATGGAAGAATCACAAGTACAAGGTGAGAATGCGGATTTAGAATTAGAAGTCGATGAAGCGTTTGCTGATGGCTTTGAGGAGTTCGGTGAAGAACCATCCAACGAAATCAAAGAAGACGCAATACAAGAAATCATTGAACAAAATCCATCGTTTTCTGAAGAACAGATTCGTGAATTGTTTGAACAAAACAACCAAAGATTATTTGGCAAAATTGGCGAGATTAACCGAGAAGTTAAGCGTCTTGAAGCACTGGCTCAATCGTCCGCGCAACCAAGGGAAGCTCAACCTATCCAAGTTACTGCTGAGATGTTTTCCAATATGCGAGAAGAATTTGGCGAAGATTTCGCAAATGCTTTAGCTAGGGATTTATCGCAGATACCTTTACAGCAACAAGGTGGTGGCATCGATCAAAATCAGATTGATTACATCTTGCAGCAAAAGGTCGCTCAAATAGAAAATAATTTTGAAATGAAGATGGTGACAAGAGAACATCCCGATTGGGAATCGATTGCACAATCACAAGATTTCACCGGTTGGAAGAACCAATTACCTGCGGATATTCAAGATAGACTTGATACTACATGGGATTCTGGTTTTATTTCCGCTGCAATTAGCGCTTATAAACGTGACAAGGCTTTGTATCAAGAACAAAAAAGTAAGAAAAATCAACGACTTGAATCGGCAGTTATGCCAAAAAGCACAGGTGGATTTGATGAAAATTACGAAGATGATTTTGAAGCAGGGTTTAATACAGACTAACTTACTTTTATTTAATAACGTCGAGATGACGTAAGGATGCTTTAAAATGGCTATTCAAGGTTATAACACTTCCCCCGCCAGAATTAACAAATTCAAAGGCGAGATTTTAAAACACGCTGTTGCGCTAGAAGTATTAGCAAAACAAGGTCGTCAAATTTCTTTGCCTAAAAACCAAAGTGAAACTTATGTAGCACGTCGTTATGTTCCTTATAACGCGACTGCTGGTAATCCAAATGTCTTCTTCCAAAACGTATCTGGTGATCGTGGCGCGGCAATGGCTAACGCACACTTAACGCAAGAAGGTGTTACACCACAAGCGGATACTATCGTAGCGCAAGACATTACTGCGGTAATCAATCAATACTCATGCTTATACAGCTTCACTGATAAAGTGGCTGATTTGTACGAAGATGATATTCCTAAAGCAATGGTTGAACAAGTTGGTGAGCGTGTTGCGCTTGTTAACGAAATGATTCTATTCGGTGCTTTAAAAGCGTGTACTAACGTATTCTACTCTGGCGCAAGTTCTACTTCTATCGCGACAACCGCAGCACCGTTAGCGTTATCTTTAATTCGTAAAATCACTAAAGCGATGCAAGCTAACCACGCTCGTCCTGTGACTAACACATTAAAAGCATCTCCAAATATCGCAACTCAACCTGTTGAAAGCGGTTATGTGGTTGTTTGCCATACTGATTTTGAACCAGATATTCGTGATATTGCTGGCTTTATTCCAACCTCACAGTATGCAAGTGGCACTCCAATGCCAAATGAAATTGGTCGTGTTGAGCGTTTCCGTTTTATTACTTCACCAGACTTACCTGCTCAATTGAGCGCTGGTGTTGCTAATGCAAACGCGCAAAATACTTCTTATGCGACCACATCTGGGTTTTGCCAATCTACTTTAGGTACAAGTATTGACGTGTATCCTTTCTTTGTATTTGCTCAAGATGCGTTCTCGCAAATTGCATTGCGCGGTAAAGAATCAATGTCACCTACTTTCATCCCAGCGGGTGAAAAAACTAAATCTGATCCACACGGTCAACGTGGTTATGCCGGTTCTATCTGGTGGAAAGGTGTGATGATTGAAAACAATCAGTGGATGGCTTTAGGCTACGCTGGCGTTAAATCACTTTAATTAATACCCGCGCTGAGTTAATTCTCAGCGCACCCTTTTGAGGATTATGAAATGGCTGAAAATACAAGTTATACCCTTCTTACTAAATCAAATGATGAGGATTCGCAATTAGATGTATTCATCCGATTAGCTCTCCCCTCAACAACTATTGTCGCAGCGGATTATATTGAATTAGATATCGGTGCTAAACCACGTTATGTGTGCGTTGAAAACTTTACTGACCTTTCTAAATTTGAATGGTACGAAGGTTTGACAACGACTGTTGCCGCTACTGCGCTTGTTGCAGCTGGGGTCTATACTATTTTAACAGTTGGCTCTACTGACTTTGTTGCAGTTGGCGCACCGTCTAATACCGTTGGTGTGACGTTTACAGCAACAGCGGTAGGTACAGGTTCTGGAACTACGGTAACTAATGATAACGTATGTATCAAAACTGTCATTGGGGGTACTCGTTCCTTAGTGATTGCTAATTCAATTTTAGTTCGTGACCGTGTAGTTCAAATCTCACAAAACGCAACTACTGCTATTGTTTTAGCAAGTAAAGATTTGGCAATTCGCGCGTCATCTTAATGCTTTATCGGCAGTGTGTCTTTTAGGCGCACTGCCATTTTTTAATTTATCGGAGTTTTAACAATGGCAATCCAAAAAGAACTACATACAGAAGAAGTTCGCGGTAGAGCGAAACCTGCAATTAACCTACAAGACAGCGTTGCTGATATTCGTGACAATGAAGAATTAATCATTGAAACTAATCCTATGGATATGGCATATATTGACGAGTTAGCATTCATGGAGGAAAAGATTACCATTCGTTTAGAACCATCTGCGGATCGTTATTCACCAAAATTTGTAGACGTGGCTGTCAATGGTCGCATCGAATGGCTTGAAGTAGGCACACCTATTAAAGTGGCTCGTAAATATGTCGAAGTTTTGGCTAGAGCAAAGTCAGATACTTTTATTACTATCGCGCCTAATACTAATGATGAAAATCCTGTGAATATGATTTCTCGTAACACATCACAAAAGTATCCGTTCAGTGTTATCAAAGACCCTAATCCACGCGGTTATCAGTGGTTGACCACAGTGTTGTCGCAATAATATTTAATTAACCGTACTGGAATTAACCATGACATTTCTTGAACTCGCTAATCGCCTTTTATCTGAAGCAGATATTTCTGGTGCAGGACTCATCACAACGGCAAATCAGCAGGGTGAATACAAACAAGCTGTTGATTACATCAATACTGCGTATGCAGATATTCAACTACAACACGCCAATTGGGATTTCCTACGAGGAGATATGTCATTTAATACCATCGTCGGTGTTAATAATTATTCTGAAACCGCTATCAGTTTGACTGATTTAAGCGAATGGTCGCCAGAAACAATGCGTATCTATTTGACAGCAAATGGTATTGTCAGCGAACAGTATTTGATTCCTGTTGAATGGGACGAGTTTCGTGATCTATTTATGTTTGGGAATGCGCGTATTCAAACCGGATTCCCAACACATTTTACAATTAAGCCATCGGATAATTCACTTACGTTTTATCCCATACCAGATAATGTTTACACAGTTGAGGGCGAGTATTACAAAGCACCTTTCACGTTAGTAAACGATACTGATACACCAACTTTCCAAGCTCGCTTCCACATGATAGTCGTTTGGCGAGCGTTAATGTATTTTGCTACACAGCTTAATGCGCAAGAGCTTTACGCTATCGGCAACATTGAATACCGCAAATTATTATTCAAACTTGAACAGTTTAACTGCCCTGTCCCTACTGCTTCGGAAGAACTCGCATGAGAATGAACGCGCTACCTAATGTTAAAACCCAGACGCAATACTCACGTTTTGCAGGTGGACTTGATTTGGTATCGCCCCCTCTCACTATTGATGCCGGTAAATGTATTTCAATCAATAACTATGAGTGTAATACCCTTGGGGGTTATCGTCGCATTGATGGATACGAGCGTTTTGACGGCAGACCTTCTCCTAGCGCTCAGAGTTACTACTATTGCCCTTGCACGTTTGTAGGCGCTGTCACAGTAGGGCAAACGATTACAGGCGCTACAAGCGCGGCTACAGGTAAAGTATTGCAGGTTGAATCAAACTATCTGATTATTGATAGAGTAACTGGTACATTTGTACTTGAAAACTTTAACGTCAGCGGTGTGTTAAAAGGTGCTTTGACTATTCTGCCTTCTAAAGATGGGCATCCTACAGGTATTGGGCATGCTACCGCACTCGGCTTAACAGCAGATGATTACCGCACTAATATTACTGCTGTAGTCGGCAGTGGGGTTATTCGCGGTGTTTGTATGTACAAAGGCGTTGCTTATGCGTTTCGTGATAACGCGGCAGGTACAGCAGTTGATATTTGGAAGTCTACTTCTACCGGATGGCAACAGATTACACTGTTTAAATCGCTACCTTTTAAAACCTGCACGGTGGATGTGCTTGATGGTGTTGTGATTAATCAAAAGAATTCGGGTGCAACAGCAACTGTTAAACGCCAAGTTATTGAAACATCTCAGAATATTGATGATTTAGATGCAACTAGTGATACCACTATTACAATGGGATTAGGCGCTCGTACCTTTACTACGCAAACAGGTAAAGCCTATATAGCCGGTCAAGCAATTCTTATTACTGCAACTGCTTCACCAACTAATTATATGGAAGGTACGGTTACTTCTTATAGTACGAATCAGATTGTTATTAATATTACTGTTAAAACCGGTTCTGGTACATATAGCCAATGGGCGCTTCATTCTGATCCTATTAATTTAAGAAGTGATACAGGTCGCTTTATTGTCACAAGTGTTACGGGTACATGGACAAGTAATGTAGCTGATACTATCCGAGTGGGTATTATTGATATTGCGATTGTAGATAATCCTAGTGGAAATCCTGTTACCCAAATTAGCATTCTGCAAGGTGGTAACTACCAGTTTGTTCAACATAACTTTCAAGCTGATGCGGATAAGAAAAACCTCTACGGATGCGATTCGCTGAATCGTGCGTTTGAGTTTGATGGGGATGTGTATATTCCGATTAGAACTCAAATAACCATTGATGCGCCAACTACTATCACAGCGATTAATGGTCAATTAGCCTTATCTTACTTTGGTACAGTTGTATTTTCTGCTGTAGGTAATCCGCATGACTTTAGAACGACTAGTTTAGGTTTTCAAGATGTTCAAGAATTTGGCGATACTATTACTGGTATGAGTCCGATTGTCGGTGGGGTTCTTGCTGTTGCGTGTCGAGATAGTTTTTGGCAAGTATCCGTTGATTCACAAACCAGTCTTTACAAAGCGGAGCTAATCTCTCCAGATATTGGTGCTATTCATTATGGATTAATGAATCTTGGCGCACTTTATTCATTTGATGATAAAGGGATTATCCGCATTGTTCCTTCTTATGTATTCGGTGGCTTTGAACACGATACAATTAGCCGAGCCATTCAACCTGTTATTGATCGTTTCCGAGAAAAGATTGTCGCTACTGCTGTTTATAAAAGTAAAAACCAAGTTAGGTTTTATGCAAATGACGGTACGGGCATTATTATGACAATGACTTCGGGCGTAACGCAAACAGGCGCTGCGACCACTGGTCATGACTTTTCTCAATTCACCTATCCCATCAATGTTAGTTATGCTTGGAGTGGTGAGGATGCGAGTGGGCGAGATATCGTTTTACTTGGTGATGAAGATGGTTATGTTTATGTTGCCAATACTGGATCGTCTTTTGACGGTGAACCTATTCAAGCCTATATCAGAACAGCGTTTAATAATGTAAAATCACCCTCAGCAATCAAGCGATTTAGAAAAATTGAAGTTGAACTGTCAACTGTAGGTTATTCGTATATTCGCTTTAATCCAGATTTCTCTTATGCCGATCCATCTATTGCAACGCATCTTCTTAAATATGAAGAACTACAAGGTGCAGGGGGGTATTGGGATGAAGCAATATGGAATGAATTTTACTATGATGGAAAGATAGTTTCTCAACCAGAAATTCGCATACAAGGAAGTGGAACAAACATCGGTCTAGTCGTTTTCTCTAATTCGGCTATTGATTTAGGACATAATTTATCGGGCATTGTGCTTCATTACACACCAAGAAAATTAAATAGATAGTGAGAAAATAATCATGGCAAAATTTTATATCGACTCCAGTGACAATTTGATAGACGTGGCTAAAACTGTCGCGGCTAATCCAAATACAAAGGTCGTGCTTAATGGAACACCGATTAGCAATCAAACGCTTGTTAGTTTAGCTTCAAATCAAGCGATGCAAGGAGCATCTTCGGCTAACGCAATTGTTCCTTATGCAGGTAATAATTTTACAGGAATGAGTAATAATTTAGGCGCACAGCCAGTTACTGGGACTACACCTTCTACCGATACGCTTGCTAATTTAGGTGGCGCAGGGGCATCTATTTCACCTAAGACAGATGCAGAAACAGAAGCCGAAAAAGTTCGTTTGGCAGGTATAGCAGAATGGG